GGGTAGATTGATGGTGCTGGATATGCTCATGTCCACATAATCTTGGATGTCTGCTTGGAACTTGATGCGCCTCTCATAATCCTCTGATAGTTGGAGGGCGGAATCTATGTCATCTGGTTTGATGCCATAAAGGTCTATAATTTCTTGGGCTGCTGAGTCTACAACGTACTGGTAGTGCCATCTGGTACCCTTGAGGTAGCGTCTCTTGTAGGCCACAGCAAAGATGGGTTCAATGCCGGTGCTGGTACCACCAAGGATGCCTATGGAACCAGTGGGGGCTATGGCACGGTTGGCTACAGGGGTGCTAATGCCCAGTTGCGCAGAAAAATCCTTTGAAGTTTTGTCAGAGATGCCCCTGTAGACTGTAAGGAAAGAGTGGAGGGTTGGAGTCACCTCATAGCAATCACCCTTCTTGATGAGAAACTCGTGGATACCCATGAGACCCAAGCCCAGGCGTCTATTCTTTTCCCTTACTTCACTTACCTTGGCGTAAGGTAGCTTGGCTCTTAGGGTGCCACACATGAGGAATTTGGTGGCCAACTCTACCACCTCAGAGAACTCGTGGATGCTGTCGATGCGCCCCATGTTGATGGAGCCGAGATTACAAACATCTGAATCATCAGAGGAGGTTACTTCAGTGCAAGCGTTGCGTAAGGTTTCCGTCTCCTTGTCGAAGAAGTTGAAGGAGAACCCTGGCTCTGCTGTACTTAGGGCTTGCTTGACATTTTCCTTGAAGAGAGAGCCTGGATCACCTGTGTTGTAGTATTGTAGGAGCCAATCAGTATCATAGTTCACAGAGATGTTGGTCATATCAAGGGGGGCAAAAAAGTTGAAGTCCTGTTCTTTTATTTGACCTAGAGTGTGGCCTGTTGTACCGACTGGCATATCGTACCAGTTCTTGGAGATGAGAAACTTCTGGATGTCTGGGTGCCGCCAATTGAGAGAGGCATAGATGGCACTGCGTCTTGAGCCACCTTGCATGACCCGTCGCCCTATCTCATTGATCATTTGCATCTTGGGGATGGGGCCGGACGCTACGCCACCTGTACCCACTAGATTGGCTCCCTCCTCACGATAGATGCTGTAGTCTACACCGATGCCACCGCCTGTCATCAGGCATGACTCGGATTTCCAGGAGAGATTAGCCCAATCTTCGCGCGTGTCTTCTTCTGCCTTAAGGAGATAACAATTGTTGAAGAACTTATTTTGGCGTCCTGCATAGTAGATGTAGCGACCACCAGGAATAAACTTCAGGTTGCTTATGATGTTTACAAGTTCTTCTTTCTCTGATTTGCGTATGTACTCTTGACAAACATCCTCCACAAGGACACGCGAAAGATCATTCCATGTGTCACAATTTTCATGGGCATACTTGTGGTAAAAGATATCCTCAGAGAATTTGCTGCGAAACTGAGGATTGCGATTGGACTTAAAAGCCATTGGAACCTCAGTCTGTTTGAGTTAGTTCTTCTTTTTGCTTCTTTAATTTTTCTTGAAAGGATATAATTTCTTCTTCTTTTTTGACAACTTTGGTCATTTCATCAGTAAGAAAACTCTTGCATCGTTCTATTTGCTTCATTTGAATATCTGCTAGGTGGGTGCTGCGTTGTATTTCAGTTAGAGCCGCCTTGTTCTTTTGCTTCTCATATTCTTTTTCTGAGACAATAATAACCTTAGGGTAACTTAGGTATGAGGGATGCATGAAATCCAGTAGCCATTGATTAAGCATAAGTTATTCCTTCCATTTCTTAAGACCGTGGGGATTTTCCTCTGAAATCTTTCCCCAATTTAAGCCGTATTCAGCATCAACGGGGATAGTCATCTCTTTGTCGTGGACTTTAACCGTGATAGTCAGACATTTTAACACACGCTTGAGCAGAAGGTCAAAGTTTTTCTTGGGAATGCTGGCAATAATGGCATCGTGTATCATGCCTTGAACTTTTACCTCTGGCTCAAGGGTTTGCCACACCTTCTTGAGACCTTGTGACATTATGTCGGCCACCAAAGATTGGGGACCAAAAGCTATAGCCTTTCTTAGGGTGTGATCTGACCATGTGCGCTCATAAAAGATACGTTTGCGTCCCAAGGGAGTGGTGATTTGTTGCTCTCTTTGTAGTTGTCTAGCTATCGATTGATGCCAAATGCGTATGCCAGGAAAACTTCTGAAGAATTTGCGTTGAAACTCTTGGACAAACTTGGTTTCTACCTGAGCAGCTATTGCCAAAGTCCTGGCAGAACCATAGTAATTTGTACCATGAGTGAGACGTTTTGCGATATCTCTGTAAGTGAATCCCCTATAGAATTCTTTATCCACTCCTGTTTTTCCTCTATCTGGAGACATACCGAAAACCATTGAGGCAACTTGAGAATGCACATCTGATTCCTCTACTGCTTTGATGTAATTTTTATCTTTACTTAGGTAGGCAACTGCTCTTGCTTCTGCACCCGCCAAGTCACAATATACTAGGTAGTGGTCTGGCTCTGCTATGAAGACTTGTCTTATTGAGGGATCAATGTTTTGTACGTTTGCTGAATGTCTCAGGGGGTGATCACTACTTGACCACCTACCAGTGTCGGTGCCAGCTACATTGTAGGCAGCAGCCCATCGATCACCTTTAGCTAAGTCTTTGCTTAGGGTTTGACACTGCTTTTCAAGATCGCGTATTGCCAATATCAATTTAACGAAGGGTCTTCCTATGGCGTAGTTCTTTGCTATTTTTTCTAGGGCGATGCGGTTGCATGTGATACTTCTTACGCCAGCCTTTGAGTGGGTTTGAGGTGGAATAGTTAAGGTATCATAAAAGAATTTCTTCAGTTGTATGTGAGAGTTGGGATTAATGGGGGTGCCTATTAGGTGGATGGTGAGATCATTTAGGATGGCACGATAAGCGTCAATTTTCTTTTGGGCTTTCTCAACTATGGCAGTGCGCGCCCTGGTATCTATCTGTATGCCTCTGGTCATCATGGTGTGCACAGGATTAAGAAGGCTTTTCTCAAAGGCATAGGTGGAAGCATTGTCTTGTAGCTTTGGCTTAAGAATTCCATATAGCTCATGCGTCAGCATGGTGTCCATCCCACAGTAGGCGAGATGAAGTTCATGCGCGTTGAGATCATCAAAGTTAGTTACTGTTTTCATTGGTTTCTTTTTTGCGGCATTGGATTTTAGCTTCCTCTTTCTTTTTGTCTTTGATGGTTACAGGTTTGGTCACCCTGTTGAGTGCCTTGGCGACGGGGTTTGTCTTGGGTCTCATCTTAGTAGGGGTTGGCGACGAGGGATGCTCCCAAATCTTTTATCATATCTTGGAGATACCACAAGGCTTTTTTTAGGTCTTGGGTTTGCTTCTTTTTGTCTTGGTGCTTGATGTTGTAGCGTGAAACATACTTGATGACATTGCCTTGGGCGTAAGACATGTCCCACGATTTGATGTACTTGATTGTCTCTATGCCCTTGTTGTAGTGAGGAGGATTATTCACTAGGTCTTTTTGCATAGAGTCTCTTAAACTTACCCAACCTGGAGAATCATTAGGAATACTGGGCGGAGGTTTGGTATCGGAGGAGGACATTAAGACGCTTCCTTACAAAGTTGGTGATAGAGGTTGGCTCATCAATTATTACTAAGGCTCTTGTCTGTGTAGATTTGGGATCAAGCTCTGCCAAGTCACAAATTTCACCAAAATCAGAACTGCTTACGAACCAACTGATAGCTTCTTTTTTATCTGGGTCATAATCTTTCTTAGTGGCGTCAAGCAATGCTTGATATACAACTGCCCTGAATAGTTTAGTTTCACTCATCTTTTTTATGACGCTCTTTCTTTTTCTTTTTGTTCATTGTTTTCCACGCAGCTTCATCACAGTAGAGGGAACCCAAGAATCCCAAAGACTTTTGCATCTCAGGAGATATAGAATGATGAAGTAGCATAGTGTCTTCAATAGGAAGAACCACAGGAATACCATGATTAGTAAAGTAAGAGATATCATAGATACCATTATGAAACACTTTGATGCAATCCCCTGTAAGAATATCAAACATAAACTCCCATAGCTTTAGCTCTTCTTCGTAGGTCCATGCATGATAGCCTTCTTTATTTAAGTTCCATATAGGTATCACATAACTTTCTGAAGGGGAAGGAGAAAAAGATACACAAGTTATTTGTTTAGCTTTAGTTTCTACATCTATGGCTACCACACCTTTTAATTTTAGTTTGATATGTTGAAGGTCATCAAGGGAGGTAACAATATTTACCTTACGTTCTATCTTTTTTATGCCTTGTAGAAATCTTTTGGCTTTGCATAAGTCGGCTCTAACTATAGGGTGAGTTGAGAAATCCTTAAGGATGTTAGGTATATCTATGGTGGGAAGTATGGTGTATTTTTTATAGGGGCATAGGGTTCCTCTATAGTCGCTTAGTCTAAGGTTGGTGAGGAGAGTGAAAGGAATCTTACCAAAAGTTATGATGAGATTGGGATCAAGTTCATCTATCTCTTTTATTAATTTGATTACCCCAGGGAGAAATTCTTCTTGGATGTAACCTGCATCGAAGCGCGGAAAAGAATTCTTTTTAGGGGAGAAGTGCTTGCCCTTTGCAGGGAATAAACATCTAAAATGATTTCCCTCTAACTTTAATTCAGCCAAGTCAAAGAGGCGACGTATCTGCTTACTGGTTTCAGGCGTAAGAAACTTGGGCGCTTCAGCTAATAGTTCTGGTTTTTCAAAAAGGAAAAGCATGGGGCATCAGCAGGGCCAACACCCCACACCCTTTCTTTTATTTAGAGTGGAATACCGTCGTTTTTCTCAAGCTTTTTAACGGTAACAAAGGGACGATCCCTTCCTTCAACAGTCTCATGAACGACAGTTGCGATGGCTGTATTACCAATGCAATCGTCTAAGAGTTCGGTATAGGGTGTACCTACACCAGACTCTACAAGAGTTTCATTGAAGGTGCTAATAAACTTCCTCCAATTGCGCTTGTCACGAGAACGATGTTGTAACCAGTAACGCAGGGGAAAGTTATTCTCGGTATCAGTCATGTCCTGATTATCGAGAGCTTCCTCCACACGCAAGCTTACTTCATGCATGTTGTTACCAGCCTTGGAGAGTTTTTGCTCGTATTGGGTGAGCTTAACGATGTACTTCCCTTCAGGGTAGTCCCGATAGAGTGGGGCTTCCTCAAGAGTGTCTTGGGTAGGATCGAAAACTTCATCATGATCGCTCATGGATAGTCCTTTCTTTGGTTTAATGTTTGATCTTTTGGAACAACTCCGCATAGTCAAGCGGATGTTCAGCATCAACTGCCTTGGGTGAAGAACACTTCAAGGCCATAAATGAGTCGGATTTTGTTCTCACTATGGGAACCGACTCCCTTCCCATCCTCTTGCTATCGAGCCGCCATATGTTGTTGAAGTAGCGTCCGATAGATTTGGATACTGCTTGACCTATCATCTGAGGATATCCCTTCAGTAGGCCCTGATCATTCTCTATGGTTTGAATGTGAGTATTGACGATCACATTACATTTTACTTTGGGACCAGTCAAGAACTGAATGATTCGTTTTAACTCTTGACCAGCCTCAAAATATTTCATACGGCCATCTGTCTTTTTGCTGTGAGATAAAAGACATTCACCATACAAACTGGCTGAATCTATTACTATGACTTGATCGGTACCCCAGTCAGTTATTGGACCTAAATCCTCCTCTGTAGTTGTCCATATCTTAAGTATTTCTCTAACTAAATTTGGGGTATTAGGGTCTTCTACATCAAAGGTAATATAAGATAGCTTACTTTGATTATCTTCGATGTAGTTATGAAGGATGTCTAAACCATTGTCAAAGTCGAGGACAGCTATTTGATAGCCATCATTAAGTAGGGTGGCTAAGGCACCAGTCTTACCTGTACCTGGATCACCACATACTAGGGCTTTAACTCGTTGGTCTCTTGGGTGGTTACTAAAGTTCGGCATATTGGTTTTCCTCTTGGAGTTTATATTGGTCGCAAAACTGTGAGACGGGACACCAGTATCGACACCGGATTGATACACCAGGGCGATACTCGATGTCAAGCCCCTTCTTTTGGGCAAAATCTTGGGCCTCAAATTCTGAGGCAAAAACTCTGGTCGCTCTCTTTGCACCTCGTTTGATGGTTGCCCACTTGTCACCTCGATGCCAGCGTTCTTCATCTGTGCATAAGGGTAGTTCCTTTAAGGCACTTTGGTGTTTACTTATTTGGTTTGATATCCACTCCCTTGTTTCCTCATGTGTCCACATGTTGGGGGTAACTTGAAGAACAGGAATATGGGGGTAGTCTAGACGCTTTTCCCTTTTGCTTGGGGAATAATCTACTAGGAATACGATGACCTTCATGGATTCTACAGGATGGTTGGGGTGGTTTTCTTCCCATAAATATTTGTAGATGTTGAGTTGCTTCTCCCAATCTTGAAACTCTTCTGCTTCTTTATTAAGGTAGCTGGATACCAGGGCAGTCTTCCAATCTATGAGGGTCTTGTCGTTCTTATTAAATACGAGAAGATCGGGTTTGCCACTGAGAACCCAATCACCAAAGACTGCATAGAAACGCTTCTCTATGATGCTTTCGGCGGCTACAAAGCGTTCGATCTTTTCGTGCCATGCTGTACCATACTCTGCTCGGAGAGCCTCAGATACATCCATCTCAAGCTCATCTTGATGCTGCTGTTGGAGAGCAAATATTCGAGGGGGCTTAAGCAAGTCGGTGGCACTTACTTGACTTTCCCCTCTGTCATAGGCATTAGCTTCGACAAGGTTGACTAGCTCTTGGGGTAGCTGATAGTCGTTTCTGATTTTCATCTTGGGCATTAGCTTACTTTCACTGGTGCGTAGGTTTCAATCCATACATGAGCGCCACAAGGCAAAGGTTTATCAGGACGATACACAATACGAGAAGGTCCTTTAAGCTCTATATTAAAGCCGTACTGGTTGCTTTTATAAGTTTTGCAGGCTAGGGGCGCAACGCATTCATTGTATTTCTTATTAGATTTTATTATGTGTTGATTTACATGCACTATTGTTTTCATCTTGCTTACTTTCACTTCATGTCTCTAAAGTTGCCTCGCATTACCTCTTCATAGTTGAACCGTTCCTTGAAGGAATCTTCTATGCTCACATGATCAGGAGAAAACCCCACTACCTCTGTGTTATATACAAACGCTCTTCTAGGAATTTTAGTGAGGTTGCGTGCGAACTGATAACCTTTTTCAGTAGGAGCCCAAAAACCCTCAGTTTGTTTGCGTGCATTGCTACCATCACGATCATAATCAGGCTCAGGGCTTGTAATTAGTTCCCAATTTTTGCAACCAGTTATAGTGCCTCTTCTAATCAACCATCTTGGCGCGGTGTTTCGAACATCTGCATAACCTTTATATATATAAGTCTCGTCTTCTAGCAACCTTCCTTTTAGAGGTTGTTTAGTCAGCCAAATTAAAGAGTGTGCCATACTGTTAGTGAAAGTCATAGGATTTATTTTTCCCCACTTGCGGCATACTGGACAGTGGCCGCCGCCACCATCTATGACTTCCTCCCAATTTTTTTGTAGTTGTGCTAGAGTTAGTTCGACACGCGGGGTTTGAGCAAGATCAAATTGAATCTGCCCTCGCCGCTCTTCGTCGTCGCGATGTTCATGTTCGTTAGTCATCTTGGTTCCTTTCTACTTTAGTTATGCTTACGTTAAACATCTTGGACCCCAGCTTTATTGTTAGTTTGAGGGGTTCATCTTCTTCTAGGTCGTTTTCACACCACAGGTCAGACCAGTATTGATCCTCTGAGGCTGGGTCTAGGGGATCATAGTTGTACATGCGCATATCCCTTTCAATCTTCTCATTGAGAGACAGCTTTTTAGCTAGGGATATAATGTTATCTATGACCAACAATTTGACCTTTCATTTTTCTCTTTGTATTTCTGCTGTAACTCACCATATTTAATGACCTTTAGCATGTATAGCTGGTCCCATAAGGGTAGAGGGGAACGCTTAAATAATTTTTGACAGGCTGCAATCAATTCCTCCATTAACATTTGTTGGGACTGTGTGATATCTCTTGAGTATAATAATCGAGTGAATGTATACATCAAGCAGTCCCTTGATTATTCAGAGGATCAGCATCCCACGCCTCAGGGGCACAAGTAGGGCAACAGTTTAGGCAGTCATCCTCATCAGCGGAATCTTTCGGGATATTCCATAGCTGACCACATCCTACACAGCTTATAGATTGTGATTCTACCTCGCTGTCCTCCATAAATGCATTTAGTTTGGAACGTAATTCCATTTAAGCTAAACCTCCTTGGGCGACATATACGTTTCTAGCTTTGTATTTTTTCCATGCTTCACTAAATTCCTCTATTAATATTTGTTCGGAATAAGTAATGGTACTCGAATATAATATTTTAGTGAAGGCATGTATCACTCGTTCCTTCTGGATATATTCTATTAGGTCATTGCAATTTTTTCTGCGAAACACACCATGCTCATTATCTAATTCCATCTATCCTTCGCCTCCCTCATCCTGCCAAGCGGCGATTTGGGCATCGTTATCCGCCTGATCTTGTCGGATTGAAGCAAACAGGTCTTCAGGTATATCTAATCTTACATCCTCTTTGCAGTAGAGAGTTATTACGTTTTGCCAACCATTTATTTTTATTCGGATAATTTTATATGGCTCGCCACGCCCAGCTTCCTCTTGTCCCTTTAGAGAAATACTTTGCACATCGTGTAGATGCAGTTCCATTTTATTTCCTTTCATTCCATAGCTCTTTAAGGTAACCATAATCTACATGCTCCATATGGTCACGCAAGAATTCGTCAGCCTCTATTAAGTTTTTTACCCTTTTCTCAAGAGCCTGACTTAGACGCTCTCGGTGTTCTAGTTCCCAGTCGCTTATGCTTTGGCGTGAGTGATGTGGATGATTCATGCGTCACCGCATCTCGGGTGGTTCATATGCGTCATCGGTTCTCTCCTTGAATCTCTGGAAAGCTAGTGTGTCAGCCTCTTCAGGCGGGAATCCTTGTGCTAAAAAGTGTTCATAGTAATGTTCTAGCAAGCCTTCTTTTTCTTCGTCAGTCAATGATAAATTTTTTTCGTTAGTCATTGGTTTTCCTTGGTTTGCTTGGGTCAAAGAGTTCTTTCTGGTATTCCTTTACTCTAAGTTGGTGTCTAATTTTTACTTTCAGCCCTAGTTCCTTCTTAAGTTGGGCTAGTTTTTCATCATCGAGAAGCTCATCTGGAGTAGTCTCGAATATACTTTTCCTCATAGGGACACCACTGCAATAAGAAAGAGCAATATGTTGACAATCAAAAACACTATGATTGGCACTAGTGAAAAACTTTAGGTTCGATTTGTTCCATTTCTTCTCTTTCCATTGCCGTTCGGATGGTTGTTATTACTTGTTTGGGATCATAATTATATCTACTTACTGCACCCATAACTATTCGTTCAGTCATTAGCCAAACAATAAACATAGGATCAAGTTCGCAGTGTTCCGCCACATCAAATAGATGTTCAGTCATATCAGATAGTTCACCCAATACATAATCTCTATGTTTAATGTCTGGTCTCGTAGGCTTATCCATCATCAACTTCTATAGGTATCATTTGCTTAAGCAACTCATTACATTTTTCATCATCCTTAAAGAACGGATTACCTGTTGCAGCAGGTGGATACCTTTTTCCTTTTCCTTGTGCTAAGAATTCTTTTATAGCACTCTCCTCTTGGGACAGTGATAGAGTTGGTACATTAGCAAATTTTCTAGCTCTGTGCCAATTGCTAAACCAAGTTCTTTTGTTGGCTCTTGCTGTGGCACTGCTTTTCTTATGGGGTGCTCTGTAGATTTTCGGTTTAAACTGTTGCATCATGTCGCCTCTGGAAGGGTATATCTTAGATCACGATGCTTATCGATTGCATCACCTATTATAGTATATAATTCAATGAGTTTGTCCACAGGCATGACGAAAGGGGTTGGTGATGCATCCTGTATTTGTGCCATAGAGTTACAGGTGCGCCTTAGGTCACTGATGGAAAAGATAAGTTGCTTTTCTATTTCATCATATTGATTGACCTCTTCTTGATCTACATCGTGACCATATACATCATGAGGACTAGGCATACCGCCAGGGCTAACATACTTAGTCATGATACCTCCAAGTGAATTGATTTCTGAAGATTAGAACTCCACCTAGAGTTGGGTGTGTCTTCGCTAGGGTCTACACGATAGCCTATGGGAATAAACCAGCGGGTCATAAGCTCCTCTGCTTGGGCTGTTGCTTCATCTTGGGTTGCAAAACGTAGCCCATTACCAGCGAAGTAGGTGCCATCAGACTGGCGTACATCAAATTTCATCATTGGTCGAAATGATTTCGATTTCATGGACCTCTATCCTTTCCTTAATTTTCTGCTCAGTTGGTTGTTGCTGAAATACAAGCCCACCATTCTGTATTTATTGTAAGTGCAAAAGCTTTACACTCTGTATAAGAAACAAAACCTCGGAACCAAAGGTCAACCTCATCCACTATAATTACCAATATGAATATGGTCATGTTATGCTCCGAATTTTATGGACGTAGTTGGTTGCAAAATTTAGCCTGTTGTTGTGGCGTAAGGGACCCTTAGCTTTGAGGGCTATACAAGAGGGATAAGGGTCTAGGAATCGAAGGTCGTTATCATCTCCTGATATTGTAGGGAAGCCCTCAAAGGTAGCTGGTATATCATTCATAAATACCGCTGCTATATTGGTATGAGTTTTCTTCGCTGCACTTAGATAGCGATTGAATAGATGATTGTGAGGAAACACACTCAGGGTCAGGTGATAATTGCTAGGCTGGTTTCCCAAGCGGTGTCTGTCTTTGGTGTAGTCGTAGAATTGTGTAGAGTATCTTTCCATGTATATGTAATTTTCCCAAGGCCAATCAGATAATACATTCAATCGTATTGCCAGTTGTTTCTTTTTCTTATCAGCATATTTAATCATGGTATTGATGTCAATGTCAAGCAGATGCATGAAGAGTACTGGATCATCAAATAGCAGCTTGGTCCTCTTGATGCGCGCTTGTTGAACTGATTTCATAGCCCCTCGACCAGCATAGAACAGGCAAGTAGGTTTGCATCCAGCTACGTTTTCGTGGGTGCAGACACGATAGCCTTTACCTGCTATATCGCTAGGGGCTAATGATAGGCCAGCAACAAGCCAGTCATCACCACTCTTGTTTAGTTTGGTATTGGTTCCAAGTTGGAGTAGGTGTCCCTGTTTTCTATACATCATATCGCCTCTCTCCTAGCCCCAGCGAGGCCAATAGACCGTATCCTTTGCTCATATACCTTGTTGCAGTCAACATTTTGCTCTTAGGAGGAACGTACCACTCAGCACTACGCTTCCATGTGGCAAGACGTTCAGGCTCTATTTGATATGCGAAAATATAGTCAGGTTCATAGTCAGGTTCATTCATGTTCGGTTCTCCAGTTAGGGTTAGGGTGGTCAAGTATTTCAAATAAGCTTTTTTGCGAGGGGTCTTTGTGTTGAAAATGTTGGAGCAGCTTCTGTTTAATTTCGGTACGCTTCGTTGAGTGATAACAATACCATGCAATTTTTCTATCTGCATTATAATATAGTTGACGAATGCGCTCCCTAGATACGCCCCAACGCTCACCAAGTTTTTTATATGTTGTGGGCTTGTAGGTAAAAGTCCTTTCTATGAAGATATGTCTATGGCGTTCAGGAAGAATAGCTAGAGCTTGCATTACTAGTTTTAGTTCAAATGTGTGCTTGGTCATGTTCGGTTCTCCTTTACTGTTATAGGGTGGGCTTGGCAATCTTACTATGAGACCGCCTTGGCTGTCGAGACTGCCCACGAGCCTCCGCTTGACTAGAGTATCTAGCCTGTATACTGACCATCTGTAGGGTATATACCTAGATAATCAGGGCCGTGAACCAAATACTCCTCGTGGATATCAGCTATACCCTAGGAGACTCACGGCCTAAGCTGCAACGAAAGGAGATTCTTTAAGCAACTTTCCCACAAATTCTTGTCGGTCCAATAGAACTGCTAGAGTATTCTTTTCTCCAGCGCTTTTCTTTATGGAGAATGTATCGGAATCATGGGAAGCCCAATAGGTAAGGGCTGAAGAGAGAGCAAAGATGTTTCGGCCCTTGGTTTCAGTCTCAGATTTCCACTGATCGTATAGTTTGTCTCCTGTTTTATTCATGTCTATTACAGGAGAGCCATCAGGTTGTTCAAGTTCACGGCCCTCTGAATCACAAAGACGCCTTGTCCACTTAGGAACACTCTGTAGATATCTGATAGCTTTGAAATCATCGCATGGAGTTCTTATTTGATGATCATGTTTCTTTCTCATCTGATCAAAACTGGATATGTAGTTTACTTGTGGTGCGACAAAATCATCAAGATCAAAGCCTGATGTATGTCTCCTGCTGAATATTGCCCACTCACCACCCATCTCAAAGTTGGCGCAGAAGAAATCCATTAGACCAACGCCTGACCTAGCACTCCAGTCACCATCTACAGCATTCTTAAGATAGACATGGAAAGTTCTCTTGATGGAGTAGCCTTGGTTGGTGCGGTATTGGGTGTAGAGTGAGGGAAACTTGAAGTGAGCAGTCATCTTTGCGCCATTCCAACTGAAGCGCTTTTCACATTCGACACTATGCCAATGCTCATAGGGTATTTGTTCACTGAGGATTGAATGAAACTTATTGTATATGTCCTCGTGCTGGATGAGCTTGTAGCCTTTGCCTACCACTCTGATTATTGGCTGTTCATCAAGAAGTAAAGACGTTCTCTTGATTGCCTTAGAGTCTGAAACAAGTTTGCCTTCACAATACAGGGGTGCTTCGTGAAACGCAGGGAATGTATCATTTTGGATAGAGTTTGTATAGGGTAGCATGTTAATTCCTCCTTGGAATTAGGGTTACAGTTGAGTTAGGGTAATCTCTTTGTACATCACCGATTTGGTCATAGTATTCAAATGGTGCAAGAACCTCTTTCTTACCTTCGTCGCATCCACAATCTACATCTTTAGCGGATGGATCGTTAGGGTGGTCATAGGTTACTCTGCCCGTACCACTACACTCAGGGCAATCCATGACAATTTGCCATTGCTTCCCTAGTGCACTAGGAAACGGAATTATCTGAGATAGTTTAAGCATAAGGGGCGGCTCCTCCTTGCTATTTGAAGTTGCCGACTGTACCAATACCCCGAGAGCCTAGCTTACGAACTCCATGCAAGGTTTTAGCTGCCTTACGCTTTTCCTTTGTTCCCTTATTGGTGTTTGTTCCATTCCTTTTGCCGAGCTTCTTGGTGGGCTGAACTTGGTAAAGCTTGAAGATTCCGGGCTCAAACTTTCCACCACGATCAAAGGCAACTATTTCGGTACGCAAGTCGTTCCTTACGATGTAACGTACCCAAATGTTTTTGTGTTTCATCTTCAAGAATACTCTTGAGATATGTACAATAGCGTCTGTACCTTCTTGCTTCATACATGCTCTTGCTACTGCACAGTTGCCATGATCTTTGCGACTGGCAAATTGAGTATCTTGTTCTGTGATCTCAATTTGGATGGTCTCAGTTGAGTCAATTACGTTACGTCCACCGATTCTATGTGCTTGCATTGTCTTGTGTCCTTTTAAAGTGTATTTTTGGCTTGTTCAAGATGATACTATTGTTACCTTAGTCTTCGGTTTAGTTCTTCAAAGTGTGTCCTTTCACTTTGTATGCGTACTTTACGCTGCGCATAGTTAAGAGTTAGGTGGCCCTCGGGATAGTTAATGCATATTAGTGGTTTTATAGGTGTGTCTTTTGGAGAAGTATTTTTTGCCACAAGTACTCTGTAGGGCTTGCCGCTACCATCTGGCTGTCCAACCCACTCAAATCGTGAAGCTACTAGTATATTCTCCTCATCGTATAGAACTTCGATTCTCTTGAATGAAAGGTTACTTAATTGCTCCCATATTATGGGGCGTAATCCCGTTTGTAGGGTGCGTTTAGGTGGTCTTTCGGTGCGTGCTATAGGGAACCACATCTGTCATTCTCCTTAATTTGGTAGGGGTGCTAAGTAGTTTCTAAAGATACGATGTTTAAAAGCATCATGAAGACCAGAAGCAGATTTGCCCATCCACATGTAGTGACCTACATAGTTGTCATCGTCTTCATTAAGGGATAGACGACCAGAAGCTATAGCGTCATCAAAGGCTTGGATTACGCGCTTCCCAATCTTTATCCCTTTCTGCTGATCGCGATCATCTTGCTCTACTTCTAACGAATTCATTATATCTGTATTCATATCATTTTACTCCCTGAATGAGATCGTCTTTCATGGTGACTGTTGCAAAGAACTCACGTTTATGCCCTGTGATATGGGGCCTGTTACAACCTGTTAGGCTGCCATTACTGAGGTATTCGGGGCCAAACATTGAGGTTTCAATGCACTTCAAAGGCTGTCCTATGGAAGCCTTTAAGATTTTCTTGGATGGGTAGTTAAGTATAATCATAGTGTCCTCCTAAGGTTGTCCCGTTAATCCCTTGAAAGTATTAGGGGAACAACGGGCTTGGTGGCGGAGGGAGATTGTAGCCCGCCCTGTCCTCGATGTCAAATTCCGCCCCCATACCCCCTATAATTCAGATGTTTGCTTAAGAGGATTGTCTCCCTAGCATCCCCTTCCCCTTGGACCTCTTGGTCTTCTTTGACATTACCAGGAGTTCTTAGGTTTATAGGAACTAGCAAGATAATTTCCCTTGACAAATCAAATGTTTAGCCTTTGTTTATCCTTGGTTCACCTTTTGTTCCCATAGGAATTCCCATGTTTTCTTAGAGCGCCCTTTAGTCATTAGTTTGATGGGATTAGTCTCTCACAACTAGGAGTTCCTAGGAGATTGCCTTGTGAGATCGCAATAGAGTAGCCTTAGGTGTTCTTGTTTTGTTCTCATATTCATGGTTTGTTCCCTATATGTTCACCCTTTAGGCACGGTTTGTTCATGGTATGTGCTGCCTTAATTTGGCCACAATTGTTCAGTATACTTGTGGCA